CTCTTATTGCAAATGCTTCTTCGCCGCCTTCTTCTCCAGGCTCTACATTAGTTGTTAATTTTTTATATAATTCTGGTTGATATTCCTTAGCCCAAGCAACTGGATTCTCACTAATCATCTTCTGAAATATATCAATATTCTGAGAAACTGCCTGAGCAATTGTAGAATCTCTTTTATCTCCTTTTTTAGCTATTTCATTAAGTTCTAATTTAATTTTATTTTGACCTTCTAAATTTGTGGTATAGGCCTCATTAGATTTATTATAAATAGTTAATGCCATTTTCTTATCTCTTCTATAATTATCAACTATTGTAGATTTTTCTCCGTGCATAGCAATTAAATTAGTTTCAACATCTTCAAATTGAACCTCTCCAGTAGTCATTATAGAATTTAGATTTTTTTGACGTTGGCTATCTATTTCATTAGCAAATGCTCCGTCAACTGCAGTTTTTTTGCTATCTAATTGCTTAATTAAACTTTGTTGTGTATCAATATCTAAATGACTTTGAAAATTACCAACAGAACCATCTAACCATTTTTTAGCCATGGCAATTTCTCCTGGATCACCTCGTTGAATAATAGATTCAACAGTATCTTTAATCATTTTATTTAGGATAGCTTTTTTCTTGTCTCTTAATTTTGATATATTAAATTTACCAGCGTACCCTTCTATTTCTTTAGTTTTAGGATTATCATAAGTAGAAAATAGAGCTTCTATTTCTTTCATTTTTTCTAAAATTAAATGTGGTTTTTCTATTATAACCTGAGTTGCAGCTTTTGCTGCTTCATCTATTCCGTTAAGATCAGCAGCCACGGAAGCAGAAGCTTCATATTTAGTTGCATTTGCAAACTCAACAGTTAGTAACGCGTTGTGGTTTATTTCCCAATTAGCAACAGCCCATTTATTAGGAGCATTCTTTTTAATCTCATCTGATTTCTTTTTAAATGCATCTATAATAAGTTTAGTATGACCTGCTGCATCAAGATTAGGATTTGATTTTTTAATCTTTTCTGTTTCAGTTACCATAAACATTTGTATCTCAGATTTTGATTTAGATAACCAAACTTTACCTTCTCTCTCTTCTTTTATTTTTCCATATTTATCCACTGTTGCAGCAGTTTTAAATAATGCAGTATCTATATTAGTTCTTTGAGAGGCTACTTGTATTTCACCTCCAGAATAACCTGAAAAAGCATCTGTTACACCTGTACGTTTTTTGAATTCTGAATCGAATGTAGGAATTTTAACCATTAGTACAGACCCTCCTCTTTTCCGTAGTTATAGGTCTGAGTTCCACCTGATAATAAAGTACCAGCAGCATTCCATTTACCAGCATAATAAGCTTGCTTCCCTACAAATCTAGATTTTTGTGCAGATGCCGTATAACCTGCTTTTTTAACATCTCTGTTATATTTCATGATTGCTATTTGCCATGCGCTATCTATTGCTCCTTCTTCTATAACGTCAATAGCAGAACCCTCAACTGCAACTCCAGATTTTGCATAAGATACTCTTTGCTTTCCTAAAAGTCTTCTGTATCTCTTTTGATGTTCTTTGAAATCAATCGCATGTTGTTGATCAGCTAAGACTTTATTATTCTCTGCAATTTTTGCATTATACTCATTAAGGTCACGCTGCATCTTACCTTGTTGGTAAGCTGAATAAGCTGAAACAGCTGTTCCAGCGGCCATCATTGCAAAGACTGCTTTACTCATAGAATTTTACCATCTTTATATAATCCTCTTTATTTGGACCAAATTGTTTTAGTTCCGCTTCTTCAGTAAACCCTAAGTAACTAGCGAACTTTACTGCATCAGCAAATTCTTTTAAAACTTGACAATGAACCCTATGAAATTTGAATTGGTCCGCTATCTGTTTTAAATAAAATCTTATATCTTTTATACAACGAATTTTATGTTTTTTAAACTCTGGAGATAAAAACATGAATGCTTCTCCGACTCCATTCCATTGTTTCATAACTCCACATATCCCTAAGATTCTAGGATTAGGTTGGTTATCATACCAAGAAAATGTAGCCCCTCCGTGTTTTAAACCAGAAACAACTGCATTCCAAGTCTTTCCATAATTTTGGATTACTTTCTTCTCTGGACCTTCAAGTTCCAGTAAATTAAAATGCCATTCTTCATAAGGTACTACTATCATTAATCGTATGTGCTCATTTGTATCATTATAGCGGATATTGTACATGGGTGAGGGGTATCCGATTTTACATAGAGCTTATTCTCCGTTGAGTACGTTGCCGGCATTAAAAATGTATAGTCACCAGTTTTTGGTGTTGTTGCTGACATTGTACTAGTTGTTGTTCTAAATGGAACGACATCTACACTTGTAGAAGTTGGTCCAGCTTTTAATCCTACTGTTTCAAATACTCTAAATATACATTTATCAATTCTTCCTCTTTTACCTTGAGTTGTTCCATATTGACTCTTTGGCTCTACATTTACGGATTCTAATTCTGCATTATAAGCTAATCCTACATGACATTTTGTTGTCGCATTTGTTAACGTAATTGCTCCAGAAGAAACTGTCTTAGTAGATTCAACTGCACCATTATTTAATACAGTAACCGTTTCACCTTCTAAATGATCTAGACCCGTAATATTACTTGTAGATCCTCCACTATAAGATAAACCAGAATCTAAAAAGAAAGCGTCATCCTTTGTATCTCCATTAGCTTCTCTATACTCTTGTTCCATAAATTCTACATATTGTTTTGTTGCTCCATTAATTGTTCTTTCAACAATCATATATAATGTATCAGCTGCATCATTTACTCCTGGAATGACAGCAAGACTTTTTACTTTAGCATTAGTACCAGCAATAGTATGTTGATGCCATGCTAAAACTTCTTGAGCTCTATAATAAGTAAAACCTATTAATTTACCATCTCCTCTTCTTATCCATAAAACCATATTAGGATAAGTTTGAAAATAAGCTTCTTCAAAATTACCAAATCCTAAATGCTCAGATAAAACCGACATGTCTGGGCTAGTAAATGAATCATAATCAATATTATAAGCAAATTCTCTTAAACGTTTTTTATTCTTTCCTATATATAAAGTTGATTTAGAAGCTGGTATTGCTCTCTTATCAGCAGCTCCATCTCTTGTTTCATTAATAACTTGTACAGACGTAGCAGTTAATCCTGAAGTAGCTGAACCAGATGACAAATTAAAAGTTCCATCCTTTGTAAATATATGTAAGTATCGCGCACCAATCATTCCAGTAATTTGATTTACTTGGTCTGTAGCTAATGTAAATGTTACAGCATTATCATCATTGACTGCAGCTTTTTCATCAGTAGGACTATAAGTATCAAAATCAGCAGTAGATGAACCCCATACAGTATTTGGATGAGTAGTAGTATTAGCATAAAATAATCTTTCTTCATAAAATGTAACTTTAGTAGGATAATTTCCTATATAAAAAGCTCCTAATCTCCAATCTTTAGTTGCGTTTCCTGATCCACTATTTTCAAAAGGCCAATCTGCATGAACAGAAGCTGTAACTTGAGTTCCTGAAGTATAACCAGTAATTTCTGCAGCTCCCCATTCATCTGGACTTTTCATTCTTACCCATCTTCCTACATCATTAGCAGTAAAGACACTTGAACTTGCTGTGATTGTAACAGATCCTGTTGTACCACTAGCATACATTGTAGTTGCTGTTACATTAGTATTTATATATGGACCATCAACAAAATCTACATCTGTTATAGTCCATGATGTGTGACCTGTTCTTGATAATTTTCTAGGGATATGATCTTCATGAACAATATATAATACATCAGCTGATTGAACAAATTCTAATTCATCTAACTGAGCTGCAGTATATGTTGTTGATATTTCGTAAGGAGTAGTTCCACTTGAAACTATAATTCCCTCATCTTTATAAAATCTTATATAATTATGTCCAAATTCTAGTATATACGCTTGTGTTTTAGAAAATACAAATGGAATAAGTCTTGCTCCTGAGTTTGATCCAGATGATGTTTTTATTTCTCTAATAAATCTAGTTCCTGGTCTTTTAACTAGACCACCATGCATTAATACGATAAAATTTGAAATTGACGAAGCACCATTATAGTACTTGTCCATGTCGATACGACCGTTTAACCTTGGACTAAGCTCTCCAGAAGTAAAGTTTGTAAGAATTGGTGATGAGTCAGCCATGTCATTTTACGTCGTATATTTGTTCCATCTATAATCACTTAAGTTAGAACCTGCTGTTCTTGAATCTAACCAGAAATCTGCGACGATTCCCTCTGGTGTACCTTCAACTGCATCAGCACTTCTAGCCGCAGCAAGTTTTTCATAATATAATTTATACATCATATCCAATGTTTTAGGGTCTTGTAATAATGGCATAGCTAAATTTGCTGCCAATTTAATAGCTAAAACATCAACTAATAATGGGTCATAAGTACTTATTGTTTCATTTCTGAAAATATATGTACATCTAAAGGTATCAGTTTCAGTAACTAATTTATCACCTTCGATTTTATATTCTACTTGATCATCTTCTGGTTTAACTATTCTTAACCAATCAGATGGTAATTGAAATTCAGAAGTGAAATAATAAGCTGGTGTATTTGAAGTTTTTGATAAGGAAGCTCTTTTAATACAGCAATTCCAAGGATGCTGTCTAAATAAAGCATCTCTTGTATCATCAAATAATTCATTAGAAAAACGAGCCGACTTAGTA